TGGTTACTAAAATGTACGGGAGGGAGGTATCGTTATGCTTCGTAAGATAAAACTATATGGAGAACTGGCAGAGTTTGTTGGTCATAAAGAATTTGAAGTACAGGTAGATAGTCTTGCAAAGGCAGTAAGTTTTTTAATTAATAATTTTGAAGGAATAGATAAATTTATGAGTCCAAAATATTATCAGGTAAAAGTTGGTAATTATGAAATAAATGAATCAGAACTTACCTATCCGATAGGACAAGATGATATACATTTTATTCCTGTTATTGCTGGTGCTGGAGGTGGAACTAGAAGGCTTTTACTTGGTGCTGCTTTAATTGGTGCAGCATTTATTCCAGGATTGCAAACAATTACTATTGGTACTTTTGGTGGTAGCCCAATAGCTCTTTCAAGTATTGTAGGAACTACTGGTATTGGCCTAGCATTAAGTGGTGTAACTGAAATGTTATTTCCTTTGCCAAAACCAAAAGAGTTTACATCAGAGCAAGACCCAAAATTATCTTTTAGCTTTTCTGGAACTCAACAAACAAGCAGGGCAGGTACTCCAGTTCCTATAGTGTATGGTGAAATTTTTACAGGAAGTGTTGTAATAAGTGGAGGAATAGATACTGAGCAGGTACAGGCATGACAAAAGATCCTAAATTAATCAGAGGTGCTGGTGGTCCTCCCCCGCCTCCACCTCCAAGACAACCAACAAGAACTCCTGATACTTTACACAGTAAGCAGTTTGCTACTTTCCTTGATCTTATTTCTGAAGGAGAGATAGAAGGTTTTGCATCTCCATCAAAGGAAGGTCTGACAAAAGGAACTACTGCCTATACAAACGCATCACTTAAAGATGTATTTTTGAATAATACTCCTGTTTTAAAAGCAACAGCCAATTCATCTAGCCCTGCTACAAACGATTTTAATTTTCAGAATATTTCCTTTGTTTCACGTTTTGGAACGTCAAGTCAGACAAAAATTCCTGGGATTGAAACCAGTCAATCTATAACTCCAGTAGGTGTAACTGTAACAGTAGATTCTCCTGTTACAAGACAGGTAACAAATTTAAATGTTGATGCGATAAAGGTATCAATAACATTTCCTCAATTACAAAAAGCAACTAATGAAGGTGATTTATTAGGTTCTTCTGTTCAACTGAAAATTGCAGTTCAATATAATTCTGGTGGTTTTACTGATGCTATAACAGATACTATTACAGGTCGTACCGCAGATGCTTACCAAAAAGATTACAGAGTAAATATTACAGGCTCTTTTCCTGTTGATATAAGAGTAATCAGAGTTACAGCAGATAGTACAGATACATCTTTGATAGATGCTTTTCAGTTCACAAGTCTTACAGAGATAGTTGATGAAGCATTTACTTATGACAACAGTGCTTACAACTCAATAAGGTTAGATTCGCAGTTATTCAGTTCTATACCAGCTAGAAAATTTAGGATTAGAGGTATAAAAGTAAGGATTCCAGGTGCAGGTGCTAGTGGATCTGGAACTCCAACAGTAGATATTGCTACTGGTCGTATTGTTTATCCTGATGGGTATATTTTTAATGGAGTAATGGGTGCTGCGACTTACACTAACTGTCCAGCGATGTGTCTATTGGATTTACTTACCAATACAAGATATGGTTTTGGAGATCATATAACAGACAGCAGTTTAGATTTATTCTCCTTTGTCAACGCAAGTAAGTTTGCGAATACTCTTGTTGATGATGGTAGAGGAGGACAGGAAGCAAGATTCAGTTGCAATGTAAATATTCAAAACTCCAGTGAAGCGTTTGATCTGATTAATGAACTAGCAGGTGTGATGCGTTGTATGCCGATATGGTCTGCTGGAACAATAACAATGACGCAGGACAAGCCAACAGATGCTAGTTATTTATTCAATTTGGCAAATGTAGGAGAGGCAGGGTTTAGTTATTCGGGCAGTAGTCTTAAAACAAGATCCAGTGTTGTTTCTGTGTCTTACTTCAACATGGATTCACAGGAAGTGGATTTTGAGGTCGTAGAAGATAGCACTTTGATAAGTAAGATCGGAACGGTTGTTAAACAGGTAAAAGCATTTGCCTGTACTTCAAGAGGGCAAGCTGCAAGATTGGGTCGTGCAATACTTTTCAGTGAAGCTAATGAAACTGAAATTTGTACATTTACAACATCTATAGATTCTGGTGCAGTAGTCAGACCTGGTGCTGTGATTGAAATAAACGATCCAGTAAGAGCAGGAGTCAGAAGAGGTGGAAGATTGAAGTCTGTTACTTCAACAACTGTTGTAACTGTAGATGATACAACTGCAACAGATTTTGCGGTAGATGCCAGTGGTAATCCTACAGGTAATGCGACTTTAAGTGTAGTTTTACCTGATGGAACAGTTGAAAGTAAGACTATATCATCTGTCTCAAATGGTACTGTAACTGTCAGTTCTGGATTTTCTCAAACTCCTAATGTAAATACAGTTTGGTTGATTCAAAATTCTACAGTACAGGCACAATTATTCAGAGTTATAAATGTAGAGGAACAGGACGGAATAAATTATGCAATTACTGCCTTGTCTTATGTCAACGAAAAATATGCTTTTATAGAAGATGGTTCTGCTCTGCCAGCTAGAGATGTTACCAATTTAGATGAATTAACAAATCCTCCTGTTGGTTTAGTTGCTGTTGAAAAGATTATTCCTATCAATAATCAGGCAGTTTCTAAATTAATCATCAGTTGGCAACCTATTGTCGGTGTTATTGAATATCAGGTGAATTATCGTTTTGAGAATGGTAATTATGTAAGTGAAAGAGTATCAAGACCTGATTTTGAAATACTCAACAGTCAGAAAGGTACTTATGAAATACAGATATTTTCATATAATGTGCAAGGCCAATTATCTGCTACATCTACTGACTTAACATTTGAAGCTGTAGGTAAAACAGCATTACCACAGGATGTGACTAACTTACTTGTCGAACCCGTATCAGATCAATTTGTAAGATTACGTTTTGACAAGGCTACAGATATTGATGTTACGCATGGTGGAAACGTAGTTGTTAGACATAGTAATTTAACAGATGGCACTGGTACATTTACTAATTCCGTTGATATTATCCCTGCCTTACCTGGTAACGTATCTGAAACTTTAGTACCTGCTGTTGATGGAGAGTATATCCTTAAGTTCCGTGATGATGGTGGTAGATTAAGTTCTGGTGAGACTTCTATTGTTGTTACAACCCCTGATCCTGTACCTAAATTACTTGTTTTAGCAGATAGAGAGGATACAGATTCACCTCCTTTTGCTGGAACAAAAACTGATTGTAGTTTTGATAGTTCTTTAAATGGTTTGATTTTAGGTGGGTCTGTATTATTAGATTCTATTTCTGATTTTGATGCTATATCAAGTTTTGATAATTTAGGAACTATCAGTGCGACTTCAGCCACTTATGATTTTGCCAATAAATTAGATTTAGGAGGAAAACAACCTTTGAGGATTACAAGACATTTTGTAACTCAAGGTTTTTATCCGAGTGATTTATTTGATGATAGGACTGCGAATGTAGATACATGGACAGATTTTGATGGTGCAAAAGCAACAGATGTAAATGCAAAACTATTGGTAAGTACAACTGACAGCGATCCAGCTACGTCTGTCTCAGCTACTTATGCACAATCTGGAACGACTATAACTATCACAAAATCAAGTCATGGTCTATCTGTTGGTCAGTTTATAGATATTGATTTTACAAGTGGTGGTGCTACTGATGGATATTTTGAAATACAGACAGTTCCAAGTACAAGCACCTTTACTGTGACTGCATCATCCAGTGCAACCATATCAAGCAGTAATTGTAATATCGGTGCTGGATTCAGTAAATTCAATACACTTGCTAATGGAACATTTATTGGTCGAGGATTTAGATTTAGATGTGAAATGAATTCAGATGATCCTGCACAATCAATAGAAATAGATCAGTTAGGTTATACAGCACAGCTTGATAGTAGAACTGAGACTGTAAATACTGTTATAGCTTCTGG